GTATTCGGAATGGTGCGACGAGAATTGGCACTATTACGAACCAGTAGCCCGAGTCGCACTCGTAATCGCTGAGCCGGTGATACGGGAGCGGTGTGCGAAGATTGCAGACCATCGCGCTGAAATGGGCGGCAATGTGCCGAACGAATACTCTCTGGCGTGCCGTCACATCGCCTCCGCTATTCGTGAGGGAGGGAAGGATGAGTGACGAAGCAAAATGCTACGCTGCTACGCCAGCCGCGACGCTAGAGCAGCACATCACGGACAGCAATGTTGCGAAGAACGATGCAGAATGGTGGGCGCACCACGAAATCACCCGCCTACGCGAAGAGTTAAATTGTTGGCATGAGGCATCTAATTGGCCGGAGAAAAGCCCATTAGCCCTGCGCGAAGAGAACGCGCGGCTGGCAGAGCAACTACGACTAGCGAATGTTGATTGCTTCAATATGGAAGCGGAGAACGCGCGGCTGCGGGAAGCGCTCGCGCCTTTTGTCGACGCCGGGCATGCAAAAATCGTGGTGACAACGGGGGCGACCGAAGAAGACAACATGATCAATATCTGTGTCAAGGAACGCGACCTTCGTCGTGCAAAGGAGATATCAAAATGACATGGGTCCTAACTCTCTGGATATATGGCGCCGGCATCATCAGCCACGATTATTCCAATCAGGCGTCGTGCGAGCGCGCCGCGCGGGAAATACGCTCGAACGTGATCGGCGGAATGGGATATTCCTGCAACATGAAATAAAAAAATAGACAGCGTGGTGAGCGCTGTCTAGTTTGGGAGGAAACGCCCCAAGGAAGAGCGCCGGAATTTTTATACGCCGCTACGCGCGGATATGCAAGATCGGCTCTCAGATATTTTGATATAGCTTCACGCAAAAGAGCCAACCACATGATAGAAGATTTTGACGCTGACTTCGCGTCCGTTTCGCAATGGGCGCGGCTCTACAGGTCGTGCGGTATGCAGGTTGTGCCGGCGAAATCGCCTGCAGAGGTCAAAAGGGGCGAAGGCTTCAAGCGTCCCGCTATCCCGTGGCGCGAGCATGAGAAGCAGCTGGTCAGCGACGAATTATTCGAGCAGTGGTATGGCCCCGGCGGTGAATTCGTCAATCGCCAGAACATGGGTGTCATCACCGGATCGTGCTCGGGCAATCTGATCGTCATCGATCTCGACACGCACAAGCATCCGGAGGCGGATATATGGTGGGAAGGCATACACGCCGACCACCACGGCGGCGTCTTCCTTGAAACCGCGACGCAGACGACGGGCGGAGGCGGCAAGCAGTATTTCTTCCGGGCTCCGGCCGGCATCCGGCTGCCGACGACGAAGACGCCGATCGGCGTCGACTTCCGGGGCGAGGGCGGCTTCGCCATGCTGCCTCCGTCGAAGCATGACAGCGGCGGCTATTACCAATGGGACGACGGCTTCGAGCCGCATGAGGCCGGCATCGAAATGGCTCCGCAGTGGCTGCTCGATGAGGTGCGCGCGCTGGCGGACACATACGGCGCCGGCGGCGAGGGCTCGTCGGTCGCGAGGGAGAAGACGTCAACGCCGGATCGGTCGACGGACGCCTTCGGCAACATCGTCGATGGCCGCGAGGACTACATGCACCGCATGGTCTTCGCCGCGGTCGTGAACGCGTATCGCGACTGCCCGATCCTGCCCGATCCGGCCGAACAGCAGCGGCTCATGCGCGAGTGCTTCAAGCTCTATGAACTGCGGGTGAAGTCCCGCATCCACGAACCCGGCACGCCGAACCACATCCTCCTGGAACGCGAGGGCCGCGGCCTGACGCTGTTCTCGCAGAAGTGGCGGGAGGCGATCGCGCAGTGGGACGAGAAGATTTGCCGCGCCGCCGGCGAGCCGCCAAAGCGGCCGGACGCCCAGACGCAAAGCCATGGAGAAAACCCGCCCCCTTTTGATGACGGGTTTTCTGGGGATACGATAACGGTCGCCGACCCCGAGGCGGATGTCTATCAGCTGCTCAGCATCCGCGACATCATGGCCATGCCGGACCCGGTCTATCTGATCGACGACCTGATCATGGAGCGCGCGCTGGGGTTCCTGTTCGCCGCGCCGGGTCTGGGCAAGACGTTCGTCGCCAAGAGCATCGCGCTGTCAGTCGCCACCGGCCGGAAAGAGTGGTGGGGGCGGCCGATCAGCCGCAAGGGGCCCGTTCTCTACATCTCCTCGGAGGGCGTGAACGACATGAAGTTCCGCATCGAGGCGTGGTCGAGCAGGAATAAAACGCCCGTGCTGGAAGGCGACATCAGCTTCAACCTCCTGAAGGACAGCGTGAACTTCATGGACCCGGCGTGCGTCATGAAGCTGGTCCGAACCATGCGGGCGGCCTATCAGGGCGACCCGCCGGCGCTGGTCGTCGTCGACACGGTGTCGAGGACGCTGCCGGGCGCCGACGAGAACCTGCAGAAGGACATGACGCTCTACATCCAGACGTGTCAGGCGATGCAGGAGGCCTTCGACTGCGCCGTGATGGGCGTTCACCACACGTCGCGCTCCGGAGGCACTATGCGCGGCTCGACGGTCTTCGACGGCGCCGCCGACTTTCTGATGATGATCGAGGTGGACGAAGAAACAAACGAACGCTTCCTCGTCGCCCGCAAGATCAAGACGGCCAGAGACGGCTGGAGAGAGGCCTTCGTATTGACGGAGGTCGCCGTCGGCATCGGGAAGACGTCCCTTGTCGCCGAGCGCGTCAGGGACCTTCCGCAGGCCGCTGGCGAGGCCTTTGGCGGCAAGCAGGAGACGGGCGGGCAGATCGTCGACGGCAAGAAGTGGCCCGCGAAAGACGTCTGCAAGGCGATCCTGCGCGACCTTCAGAAGGCGTGGGACGAGGGCCGGCCGTGGAGCAACAACAAGCAGACGCGCGAGGATGGGCGCTACGCGCCGTGGCTGATCAAGGACAGATTTGCCGTTGATGTCGACGTCGGGGAGAGCATGATCAGGCGCTGGCTTAGCAATGACGTAATCGTCACCGCCGTGCGAGACAGCAGCACAAAATTGAAAGGCCTGAAGGTCCTGAACGGGCTGTGAGCCGTGAGATCTCACAGGCAAAAAACGGCTTACGGAACCTCGAAAAGTGGTTCCGTAAAAGGTTCCGCAAGGTTCCGTAAAACGAAAGATTGCGGAACTACAAACCACTGAAAGCAAACATGAAACGGAACTACGGAACCACTTTTTGCGGAACCAGCGGAACCAGGTTCCGTTTCTTCAATAAAAACAACGATGCGGAACTACGGAACAATCATACTAATACGATTAGTATATTGCTCGCGGCGCTCGCGCTCCGCCGGAGGCTCCGCGCTCACGGCCGCTGCGCCGGCCCTTGACGGACGTGGTTTTGACTGACAGGGTTGGTGTGTTTTTGCTTTAGTGAGATCGAAATGGAGATGGTCGATATGGTCGAGACGGTTGAGGTGCGGGAGAAGGCGGGGAGGAAGAAACCGAAGCGGCTGCCGATCAAGGGGTATCGGTATGTCGGCAAGAAAAAGTATCGCGTGAGGGTCGATGAGCTTTTTCTGGCGCACAACGGCTTGTGGGAGCTTTCGGAGTTTCGGGACTGGCGAAAGGGCGACTGGGTTTCGCTCAAGCTGTTCGACGCGCGCAAGCAGTCGAGGAAGCGGATTTATCAGCTTGGCTACAATGTTAAGCTTGGCCGTGTGGCAAGAAACAGGAGCATGGGCGTTTTGGCTGACCGCGAGCCGGAGATTGCGGCGTGGGTCGGCGAGGAGCTTGGACGGATTTACGCGGGGGAGGCGGCTTGATGACCCGCGGCGTTTACTACAACGAGTTCGACCCCCGAGCGGCGGCGTGGCTGAGGGAATTGATCCGGCGGGAGCTCATTCCGGCGGGTGAGGTGGACGAGCGGTCGATCGCCGACGTGGCGGCGGATGATTTGCGAGGGTTCACGCAGCATCATTTTTTTGCGGGCATCGCCGGCTGGAGCCGGGCGCTGCAGTTGGCGGGATGGACGGCGGATCGGCAGATATGGACGGGGTCATGCCCGTGTCAGCCATTCAGCGTGGCGGGAAAGGGGAAGGGGACGGCGGATGAACGACATGTTTGGCCAGATTTCTTCAGGCTCATCAGCGAGTGCAAACCTGCAGTCGTCGTTGGAGAACAGGTTGCGAGCAAAGCTGGACGTGAATGGCTCGCCGGAGTGTTTGCTGACCTGGAAAGCGTGGGATATGCCGGGGCGGGAGCCGATCTGTGCGCTGCGAGCGTCGGCGCGCCCCACATCCGGCAAAGGCTTTACTGAATGGCCTACACCAACGGCAAATTGCACGACGGGCGCGGGGACATCCGGTCGGGAAGGTGGAATGAATATTCAAACGGCAGCGGCAGCGGCAACGTGGCCAACGCCGAAGGCCTCGGACGGCAAGGACGGCAGCTTCTGCCCGAATGTGCCGACGAACGCTCTCCTTGGTCGCACGGCGTGGAGTGGCGACGGGGAGCCGACGGCGAGGAGAGGCGCGTTAAATCCGGAGTTCGTCTGCTGGTTGATGGGGTTTCCAATCGCGTGGGACGACTGCGGGGCTTCGGCAACGCCATCGTCCCCCCGCTCGCGGCGGAAGTAATCCGCGCCCTTATGGACATCGTGGATCATTGACATGCCGAACAGGGAAATTGGCCGCATGGGCGGCGTTGCAATCTACATTGCGCCACAACCGCCGATCGGAATTCGAAGGTGGGTGAACTTTTGGGTTATCGGGTTCAGGACAGTTCCCGATGACTTCGGCGTCGAAGGCCGGCGAAAAATAAAATTTATGATCGGATGGAGCCTGCGCGATTGGGAGCATTCGAAAACGGAAGGCTGGAAATGGGTGTTGCGCGCAGACCCCGTTCTTGCGAAGTGGGTTGTGAATTGTATTGAGATGGAGATGCGAAGCTATGGCGAGAAAGCCGACGGCGAGACTTCCGAAAGCTGACAAGGGCGTCGCAGTCACGACGCCGACTATTCCGTGGATGCAGACGCCCGGCATGTATATCGCCGGGCGCTCCTATCTCGATGAAGCCGACGCGCTTGAAGTCGACATGGAAATAAAATGGGGCCGCGATCGCTTGCGGCTTCTCGTGTCTCAGGACCTGCGCGAGAAATTCGATCGTCAGCGATATCTGACGAGCCAGGCGCGCTGGTCCGGCAATCTCGAAGACGTGCGGCGAGAGGCGAAGCGCATGGCGACGGCGTGGCGCGCTCTCGACAAGGCGGCGGAAGCCAACGGCGCAAAGGTCCTCGACCCGGAGCTGTGGGAGGTGACGCTCGACGACGGCACCGTGGCGACGATCGTCAGGGACGCGGCGTTTATTTCGAGGATCGTCGCCGACGGGCGCAAGATCAACGCCTACACGCTCGACGAAATCGCGAATATGATTTCCGCCTTTCCGGAAATCTGCAAGATCAAGGCGGAGTTTCCGGGGGCGACGGTGACGAAGACAAAGACGCGCGTCGCCGATCCTCTGCAGACGCCTCTCGGCGACAGCGAAGAGGGCATTCACGAGGCTACGCCGCCGATCGACGGCGTAGAGGGGTTCAGGGGCGAGGTTGCGCCGAAAGACGCCCTCAACGACGACATAGGATTTTGACATGCCGGACAAGATTTACTTTCGTCAGGAGCGTCAGCGCTGGGTCGTCGAGGCCGCGCGCAGAGACGGGCGTCGCGATTACGTCGGCTCTTTCCGGACGCGGGAAGAGGCCGAGGCGGCGCTGGCTACGGCGCGCAAGACGCGAGAGACGTATAAGGCGATGACGCGCAGGGGCGGCGCCGATCTGACGAACGACGCCGCGCTGCAGTCGAAGCCAATCGTCCTGCACCTGCACGGCGGCGGCGAGCTGGTGATTGATCGCGTCTCAAAAATGGTCGTCGCCAATTACCGGCTGACGGCGAATTCTCCGGTCGAGGCCAGAATTCCGGATTACGACAACCGGTCGGGCGGCTCGGCGGGGCAGCGGATGACGATCATGTCCCTGCCGAGGGTCAGGTTTCTGGAGAAGCCCGACCCTCTGGCGGCGGATGGAGGCAAGGATTGACAGAAACCGGCCGCCCGCGAGCGAAGAAAAGAAAAAGGCCCGAGGGTAGCTCCCCGGGCCTTTTTTGCGTCAGCGGGCCTTGGTATGGTCAAGTCTGAGCGTCGACTTCGGATCGAAGCTCGTGCATGACCGCGTCGACAAGCCAATCGCGATCGATCTCGCCTTCTCTGAGGCCGGTCAGGATGGCGGCCATCGCCCTCGGCACCGGCGCGCGCCCGGACAGCCAGGAGCGCACCTGCCTGTCCGTGCATCCGGCGATCAGGCCGACGTCGCTGGCCGTCAGCCCGAGGACTTTCATCGTCGCCCGCAGGTCATCAGGCGTCATCTTCACCCGCTTTCGGCTGCTCGTAGCCTGCGGCGTGCAGGATCGCCTTGATGGCGTCCGCCACCCGCCCCTGATTGACCTCAAACAAGGCGGCGATGTCGTGCTGCGCGATGCCCATGATCTCGTAGGCGTAGGCCGCCTTGATCTTTTCTCTCGGCGTCAGCGACGTTTTGTTTTCATGCCCCCGCTTCATGCTTTTCTCTCCCTTCGGATATGCGCGCCGTGCGCGCGGCGATGGCCATGATGACGTCGCGCTCCGTCCAATGATCGGCGACATTGTCAGGACGCCGGCCGACGAGGGAGCAATACAGCTTCCACAGTTCAATGTTGACGACGTGGCACGGCTCCAGCCGGCCGATCGGGGCTCCACTTACCATATCAGTCTCTCCATTCCGTCATGAGCAGGATGATGAAGACGGCAAGAACGCCGCCTCCAACCAGAAACATCAACGCGATCAGCAGCCCAAAAAGATCCGACATCATTTTGACCACTCCGGTTTTTCCCATGTTTTATCTATGGGACTTCTGAACGGCATGATCACCAACGCGTATTCAAGGTTCAATTCAGAGACAATCTCAAGGTCTGGCCAAATGCTGACCGGCGCTGGCCCTGAACCATTTTTGACGACTGATAAAAATTCGGTTTCCTGCCCAAAGATTTTTCCGATCTTCAAAAATTCATGCAGATATCTCGGGTTGAACTGGATTTCTATTCCGCCTGAGTTGCTTGCTTCCGAGGGGACGACGCGGCGCCAGTCGGGATAGGTCGCTTCAAGAGGGGAGAATGTTATGCCGTCTGCGTCCGGCTCTCCGAGGCGCTTGATCAAATATCCCTCGCCGCCGTCGGGAAGCGTGATCTTTTTCAGGCATGCTTTCGGGTCGCGTTTTGGGTATTTTATTTTTTTGATAACGGAAAGCGGAATGATGATGTTGAAGTCATGCGCGTCGGGCTCTTTGTCCCACTGCACGAATGTGCGAAGCGCCGCAAGCCGATGGCCGTCGGTCCCGACGAAGACCATGTGGAACGGCGTCACCTCAAGATAAACGCCATTGAGGTAGTAGCGGGTCTCTTCAGTGCCGGCGCAGACTGCGGCGGCCATGAGGGGGCGAAGGTCAAAAGTCAGCATGTCGATTAATCCCCATTTGACAGATTGAAGGTTCAGTGATCCGCGACGAACCAGCCGTAGCGCGGGTTCAGGATGCGGAAGCCTTGCACATAAAGCTCATTGGCCAAGTCGCGCGCGGGCCGGTGGTCGACTGCGATCTTGCCGCCAAAGTGCTGCCAGTCCTCGGCGACTATGTTCTCTGCGAAAAACTCTACGGCTTCGTCCGAGACGGGCTCGAACATCCAGATGGTGGCGAAGCCTTCGGCGTGGACAAGGACATCGGCGTCCTGAAGTGCGGGTTTCGATACAGACATGATTAATCCCCATATGACATTTTGAGAGAAGTGTGGGCCGACTGAAGGGTAGGCGGGGCTGGATCCCCGTTTCGATGTTTAGTTCCAGAATGTTTCAGGGTCTGCTCTAATTTTTCTGATCGCCTGCTCGTTAAGCTCAATCGTCCGTTCATGCCAGGCGTAATATTCTTCAGGCTGGCCTTTAATCTGCAAAAGATCACGGGCTCGGCTAATTGCAACCAGATGCTGACGAATGGCATATGTTTTGTTTAAGGCAGACTTTTGCATTTCAATCTCCATCGGTCTCATCAGTGCCCGCCTGACGGGCAGACGCCCCGAAGGGCGTTTCGACCTGCGACGATTTTAATACCCCTGTGCGTCCCAGTATTCTTCCAGGATGGCATCGTAGGCCGAACGCAAATCTGACATAGCCTGATCAAGGTCAGGTGTCCGATTGGTGCCCGCCAATAGGGCCAGAAGAGCTTCTATGGCTTCAATGCTGGTTTCTACTGTCGCCTTCATCTCAATCTCCGTCGGTCTCATCAGTGCCCGCCTGACGGGCAGACGGGGCCCGAGCCCCGTTTCGACCTGTTACGCTGCGACCGGCACTTTCGCCTTGACGCGGACGGTCGTGATCAGGGTCGTCGTCGAGGCGTCAGCAATCTGCGCCGGCGTCAGCAGCGCCTTGACCTTTTTCTGGTCGAGCGACGAACGCTCGGACAGGCCGACCGTGACGATGCAGAAGTTGCCGACGACTTCCTCGACGCCGAGTTCGAGGATTTCCTTCTTGGCGGCGTCGAGTTCCCTGGTCAGGGCGTCGATCTCGTTCTTGAGGGAGGCGTAGCGGTCGGCGAGGGAAGCAAGGTTGGACATGTCAATCTCCATTTCGATCAGGGTGGGCAACCAGCGCCCATGAACAGAACATAGCGCGGAACTTTCTTCCGGTCAACGCCCATCCGGAACTTTCTTCAATTTTTCTTCCCACCAAGGATCGTATGCAAACGGTAGCTCATACCAAAAACCAGAGCCGTCCGTCGCGGCGAACAGGCACGGATGCCGTGCGATCCGCTCGTCCTCGACCATCTCGCGAACGACCCGCCGCGACAGCGGGTCAGACTTCACGTAGAGATCGCTTTCGTAATGCGCCACGCGGCAGCCGGCGAACTTGAACGTCTCATAGATGCTGCAATGCGTTTCCATGATCACCAACCCTTCGTGATGTCCGGACGCTCCATCCACGCCACGCGCGGCAGCGTCACAGGCTCGTCTGAAAGGTAGCGGCGATGCTGCGCAAACACCAGCTTGCGGCGCAGCTTCGCGCTATATGCTTCATCGGTCCGGCATTTCTTCATCTTTCGCTGAACACTCGCCTTACCCATCGCGTCCATCTCATAATCGCATTTCAATCTGACATGTTGCATCTTCGTATCCTCAAGCAGCATTCATCCGGTTATAGACATCGCTGACGCCACGGATAAATTCGTAGAATTCGCCCTCTTCCATCTTCTTCGACAGCGCAATGATTGCGACGTCGAGCCGTCGTCCGATTGCCGGGTCTTGCGGCAGCGTTCCCGCCAGCAGCAGACATGCTTGCTGAAGGCGCTCTTCTGACATGCTCATGTAACGCGTATGGATGTCGTGGCTTTTCATATCAATCTCCAAAGAAGCTCGGGTTCAGTATTCTCTGCGCGTCGCTGTAGTTGCGCGCGCAATAGATGATCTGGTGAATGTGGTCCGGGTTGTCGGGCTCCCTCTCCAGCTTCTGCGCCGCCTTCAACAGCAACGCAATCGTTTGCTCGCGCACCTCGATGATGCTTGCTCTCAATTCTTCGTCGGTCATCGGTATGTCCTCTTCACGTATGTCCTGCGGCGGGAAATATGCCGATGCTGTCCAGTCAATGTTAATTGGCACGTCGATCCTCCATTGCCTTGATGTATTCGGGAAGCCTGCGCGCGGTCGAGATCGCGTAGGCGACAGCCTCTTTGCGCGTTTTGAAGCGAAGAACGGGATCGTGGCCGAGAAAGATGCTCCACTTCGCGCCGCGACAGGGATGCGTGATGACAGCCGCGCATGTTCTGTTGTCCCATGGCGCATTCGCGCGGCTGACGTAGACGGCGATTTCACTCCAGTCGCCGCGGCGGTCCTCGCGCATCGTGATCGCGTTGTCGATGGTCGTAGTTCTGACGTTGTCGATAAGCATGTCGATCTCCATTACAATATCAACTGAAGGTGGCTGGCGCGGATTACTCCGCGCCGTGCTCAGCGACCCAATTGAGGGCTCCGTAGGGCACATATACTTCGCGGGCGACGCCGGTCAGGATGTCATAGTCGCCGAAATATTTCGTCTGCTTCTGGTTGATGACGTTGCTGCGGATATATTTCGCGTTGAACCACGCGCGGGCGAGGCACTCGCCGAACGACATCTCGGCGCTCCACCGGCGATAGAAGCTCCACGCCAACTGCATGACGCCTTTGTGGTTGATGGCTACAGTCTGCATTTCAATCTCCATCTCAATCATCAGTGTCCATAATGTATAGCGGAACTTTCTTCCGAATGCAACCCCCATTCGCAATATTTTTTGAAGGCCTGTATCGTCGTCCTTCATCTGGAGGGTTTGACAATGCCGCCGCTCTTGCTAGACCGAACCGACCCCGAGACGCTTTCGGCCGTGGTCGACATCGCAGCCGGCGCCATTTGCCGGTTCAGCTTCGCGTGCCCCGATGGTCAGCCAACGATTGTCGAGGGGCGGCAATGCGAGGAGATGTGCGACTTTTGCGTCGCGCAGGCGTTCTTCGTGGTCCACCACATCGTGGCGCATCAGAAAGAGGGACAAAATGAGCAATAGCCAATTGAAGTCGATCGTCGAAAGAATTGAGAAGCTCGAAGAAGAAAAGGCGGCTATCGCCGAGGATATCAAGGAAGTCTACTCCGAGGCGAAGACCACGGGCTTCGATCCCCGGATCATCAAGCAGATCGTCGCCATGCGGAAAAAGGACGCCCACAAGCGCCGCGAGGAGCAGGAGCTGCTGGCCACCTATATGGCCGAGCTTGGGATGCTCGCCGACACGCCGCTCGGTCGGGCCGCAGTCGCCAGAGACCTGCCGGCGGCCGCCGATCAGGAGGATGGGTTTTAATTTGTAAACGTGGTATTATCTATGGCGAGGGCGACATGCCCTCGTCGATCGAGGTTTGATATGGATATCTCTCAGGAAGACATGACCTCCATGGAGGAGGCCTTCGGCATACGAAACGGGGCGTGGACGAAGCGGGCTGTCGAATACGTCGGCCTGTCATATCCGCTCGCCGCCGGATGGAAGCAGCGCCTCGTCGAAGAAGGGTCCAAGCCAGGATCGGCGCATGATCTCGGGCTGTCGGTCGAAGACTTTTTGTTTCTGTCCGGCGACACAAAAGACGAGCCCTTCAACTGGAAAGTAACAGACGAAATGGAAATCAAAATGCGCCTCGATGCGCTCGATATGTTCGTGTCCGATCTGCGCAAGCGCGCAGACGCTGCGAAAGCAGAGCTGCGCAAGCTGCGCGATCAACATAGCGGGGAGGAATGGTGATGGCCGCCGAGCCGAAAAAAGAGCCCGCGAAGAAGAACCCGGTTGGTCGCCCGACAAAATACAAGCCCGAGTATTGCGAGAAGATCGTCGAGCTTGCAAAGGAGGGTCATGGCTGGGTTGCGTGGGCGCTTGCGTGCGGAGTTGACCGTCCGACGCTCTACGCGTGGGGCGATCAGCATCCGGAATTTTTGACAGCCCTCAAGGAAGCGAAGCTTTTTGAGCAGCTTTGGTGGGAGAATGTTGGACGCAATTCTGTCCACGAAAAGCATTTTCAGTCGGCTGTCTGGCGCACATCGATGCAGGCGCGCTTTCGTGATGACTACACAGAGCGCAAGGTGCAGGAAGTTACGGGGAAGGATGGCGGCGCAATCAAGCACGAACACAAGGCGTCGCTCGATCTATCCGCTCTTGACGAAGAGCAGCGCGATAAGCTGCGTGAGTTATTGACATTGGCGAAGAAGGGGAAATGACATGGCTGCCGATGATGTTACAGAACAAGTCGCGCGCTGCTGCAATAGGATCGTAGAGGCAATGCACAGAGAGCAGGTGACGAAATACGTCGCTGTGCACGCGTTGGGCGCGGCTCTGTGTCAGGCGCTCGGGCAGATCGAGAACGAAGAGGTGGCGAGGGGTGTATTTGGCGAGATGCTTGATGTCGTCACGCAAACGATGAGCTTCACGAAGGAACTGAGAGGCAGCGCGGCGAAGGCGTCAGAAACCGCGCACTGATAAATTGATATTTGATCGAAAGGGGATCGAGATGAAACTTAGTGAAGAACTGAAAGAAAAGGCCAAAATAGAAATCAGCGAAGGAACAGACAAGGTTCTCGATTTGCTGAATGGCATGGATATCAGCACATATTCAGCCATCCACTCTTTGGGAGCGGCACTCGTCTGCGTTCTTGATAGTCTTGGCGATGCCGCGGTTGCAAAAGAAATGTTTCGTCTCGTCATGGCCGGCGTCGAGTTCTCTATTTCTGAAGAGCCAGAACAACAGCAAGAGACGCCTCCCTGATATGAACCCGCCCGTCATCCACGCAGTCTTTCCGTGGCCGGTTTACACCGCTCTGCTCGAACGCGACTTGTCAGACGACGAGATTGCGTTCGCGTATGAGCAGGGTCAGGATCACTCGTTTAATGTTGGCGGGCTGATCAGCAACAACCGGCGCGTTCTTGACGACCCGCGCATGTCCGATCTTCGTCGCCTTATTCAGGAGCACGTCGATCTCTATGTCCAGCGCATTATCGCGCCGCGCGATCCGATTGAAGTCTACATAACCCAGTCGTGGTTTAATCTTGAGAAGCTGGGGATGTATCATCACCAGCATTCCCACAAGAACAGCATCGTCTCCGGCGTCGTCTATTTCAGGACGCGCGCCGGAGACAGCGTGCAGTTCTATCGCGACGATCATCGTCAAATGCTGTCCATCGAATGTGTTGCGCGGAATTCGTTCAACTCAGTCGTTTGCAGCGTCGGCGTCGAAGCCGGCGAAATTATCCTCTTTCCGTCCGCGCTCGTTCACGGCGTCGACCCCGTCGACAGGGATCGGGAGGATGGCCGAATGTCGCTCGCGTTCAACACATTCGTTCGCGGCCCCGTCGGAGACGAGTTCATGTCCAGCGCTCTTGACCTGAAATGATCGACGACCTCGTCATAGATGACGTCGACGAAGCGCTGATTGAACTCGATCGCATCGACGCGGCCGAAAGTCTCGCCAAGTTCGTCCGCATGGCGTGGCACATTATTGAGCCCAGCGCGCCCTACGTCCACGGCTGGCATATTGACTTCTTGTGCGCTCACCTCGAGGCCGTGGCCGATGGCGTTGAGATCGCCGAAGGCGAATATTACAACCGCATCCTGGCGAATGTCCCGCCAGGCACCATGAAGTCGATGCTTGTCAGCGTTTTCTTCCCGGCTTGGGTTTGGGGGCCGAAGAAACAGCCGCACAAGCGATTTCTCTGCGCGTCGCATGCGCAGTCGCTCGCGATCCGCGATAGCACGAAGACACGCCGCTTGGTCGTCAGCCATTGGTATCAAGCGCGATGGGGCGATCAGGTGACGCTCACCGGCGACCAGAACGCCAAAACGAAATTCGAAAACACCGCCACCGGCTTCCGGGAGGCGGTCGCCGCCGGGTCTATCACCGGATCGCGCGGCGACATCGTCATCATCGACGACCCGCATAGTGTCGAGAGCGCTGGGTCCGACGCCATGCGCGCGTCAACGATCGAGTGGTTTCTCGAAGCCGTCCCGACGCGCCTCAATAACCCCGAGCGATCGGCGATCATCGTCATTATGCAGCGCCTGCACGAGGGCGACGTCTCCGGCGTCATTCTCGAAAAGCAACTTGGCTACGATCACATCATGCTGCCGATGCGCTATGACCCTGGCCGCGCCGCGCCGACGCTCCTCGGTTGGGAGGACCCGCGCCGCGAAGAGGGCGAGCTTCTGTTTCCCGCGCGCTTCCCTGAGCATGTTGTCGACCGGGACGAGCGCGTCATGGGGCCATATGCGGCTGCAGGCCAGCTGCAGCAAAGCCCGGTGCCGCGCGGCGGCGGCATCATCAAGCGCGAGTGGTGGCAATTGTGGGAGCGCGAGAGCTATCCGCAATTTGACTACGTCGTCGCGAGCCTCGACACCGCCTACACCACGAAGCAGGAAAACGACCCCAGCGCCATGACCATCTGGGGCGTTTGGTCAGGCGGCGACCAGACCGCGCAGATCACGCGCGCGCCGACTTCCGATGGCGAAATGATGGCGGTCCTGAAGCGCACCTACAACGAAGAGCACCCGAAGTGCATGCTCATGTATGCGTGGGCCGAGCGCCTCGAACTTCACGAGCTTGTCGAGAAGGTGCGCGAGACGATGGATCGATACGGCGTCGATCGGCTGCTGATCGAGAACAAGGCCGCTGGCCACAGCGTTGCCCAGGAGCTTCGTCGCGTTTATGGTTACGAAGACTTCGGCGTGCAAATGGTCGACCCAAAGACGCTCGACAAGATGGCCCGTCTCTACAGCGTGCAGCATCTCTTTGCGGAGGGTCTAATTTATGCGCCGGACAGGTCATGGGCGGATGCCGTCATAAATCAGGCGTCGCAATTCCCGAAAGGGAAGCATGACGATCTTGTCGACACGGTTAGCATGGCGATGCGCCATCTGCGCGACATCGGATTGCTTGTCAGGGGCGCGGAGTGGACCGCCGAAGTCGACGAAAGTATTCTGCATCGCGGCGCTCCGGCGGAGCCGCTCTATCCAGTTTAGTAGGAAAAACAAAATGATACAGGCAAGTGCAATCGTTGACGCCATCGAAGAGCCTCCGCCGCACGGCAAGGGCCTCGGGCGTTTCCGCGTTGAGGTTTGGGGCAAGGAGCCGCACGACTACGTCCGCGTGTATGAGATCGCGGCAAAATCTGATAATGTCGCGGCTCGCGAGGGCCTTGATCGTTTTGTCGCGGAGATCGGCGATCTCCTGAAGAAGCAGGAAAAGTAGCATGCCGATGACGCCCGGGCTGAGCCCGTCCATTCGCCAGCCGGGCGACATGCCGCAGGGCCTCGGCGCCGCCGAGGACATTATCGTCGAAATCGACGAGGGGACCGACCAGCCAGAAATGGATGACGCCGGCAACATCCTGCGCATTGAGCATCCCGACGGATCGATCAGTGTTTCGCTCGACGGGCGGCCGGTCGACGGGCCCAGCGAAGCCGCGCGGGCGAGGGACTGGTTCCGCAATCTGGTCGACGAGATTGATCAGGGCCAGCTCGGCCTGATCTCGAACGACCTGCTGCGCGGCATACAGGACGACCTCGACAGCCGCAGGACGTGGGTCGAGAACCGCGCGCAGGGCATCAAGCTGCTCGGCCTTGAAATCGAGCTGCCCGGCCTGCAGGGCGCCGCCGACGGCGCGCCGGTCGAGGGCATGAGCCGCGTCCGCCACCCGCTGCTGCTCGAAGCCGTCCTCCGGTTTCAGGCGAACGCGCGGTCGGAGATGCTTCCGACCGACGGGCCGGTGAAGGTCCGCAACGACGCCGTCGACACGCACGCGCCGCAGGAGCAGCTGGCCGACGCCCTCGAAAGCGACCTGAACCACTATCTGACCAGCGTCGCGAAGGAATACTACCCAGACACGGACAAGATGCTGCTGATGCTCGGCTTCGGCGGCACGTCGTTCAAGAAAGTGTATTTTTGCCCGCTGCGCGGCAGGCCCGTCAGCGAGACGGTCGACGCCGACGACCTCATTGTCAACAACGCCGCGACGACATTGTCGGACGCGAAGCGCGTCACGCATCGCGTTTACATGCGGCCGTCGACCGTGCGGCGCATGCAAATCCTTGGCGTATATCGCGACATCGACCTGCCTCTGCCGACGCAGGCAGAGCGCGACGAGCTGCAGCGCCAGATGGCCGACCAGCAGGGCATTGCGGTCGATCCGGCCAACCCGGAAGACCGCGACCGCGAGATTTATGAATGCTACTGCGAGCTGGACATCCCCGGCTTCGAGCACAAATACCGCGGCAAGGTGACGGGCCTCGAAATCCCGTATCGCGTCACGATCGATCACTCGTCGCGGGAAATCCTGTCGATAGTCCGCAATTACGACGAGCCGACCGGCGAAGAGGGCGACCGCTTGCCCGAGGCGCGTCAGGACTTCGTGAAGTATACCTTCGTGCCCGGCTTCGGGTTCTATGACATCGGTCTTCTGCACATCCTCGGCAACACGACGAATGCGGTGACGGCGGCATGGCGCGAGATGCTCGACGCGGGCATGTATGCAAATTTCCCCGGCTTCCTGATGGCCGACACCGGCGGCAGGCAAAACACCAACATCTTCCGAGTGCCGCCGGGTGGCGGCGCCTTGGTGAAGACGGGCGGCCAGCCGATCAATCAGGCGGTGATGCCGCTGCCCTACAAGGAGCCGGGCCAGGCGCTGATGAACCTCGTCCAGAACATGGTCGAGACGGGCCAGCGGGTTGGCGGCACGGCTGAGGTGTCCGTCGGCGAGGGCCGGCAGGACGCGCCGGTCGGCACGACGATCGCGCTGATTGATCAGGCGACCAAAATCCTGAACGCCGCCCACAAGCGGCTGCACGCGGCGCAGGCGCAGGAGTTCCAGTTGCTGGTGCGGTGCTTCAGGGAGCATCCGGACAGCTTCTGGCAAAAGTGCCGCAAGCAGACGGTGCAATGGAACGAGCAGTTGTTCATCCAGGCGCTCAACGACTGCGAGCTGGTGCCGCAGGCTGACCCGAACACGGCAAGCCACACGCAACGCGTGATGAAGGTGATGGCGCTCAAGCAGCTCGCGGCGTCGAACCCGGCGCTCTATGACCCCGTGGCGGTCGACACAGCGGCGCTGAAGGCGATCGGCTGGTCAAACCCCGAGCAGTTCATGTCGCCGGCAAGCGCGCGCAACCAGATGCCGCCCGAGGCCATGGCGAAGGTCGAGGAACTGAAGATCAAGAAGCAGGACGCCGACGCCCGCATGCTGACGGCGCAGGCGAACGCGGCGAAGGTGCAGGCGGACATCGGAGCGGGGCCGGACGGCGCGCCGCAGA